TGGTCAATATCGCCAAGTTCGCCAAATGGGCCAAGGACGGCGACGCGCCTAAGTGGGCGGCGGCCATCCAGGGCGTTTTGTTCGTCGTGTTCCTGGGCTTGAAATTCTTCATGCCTGGCTTCAACCCGGAGGCGGGCAGCGAGACCGCCGGACAGATCGCGCAACTGCTACTCAACGCGCTGCAATTGGCGGCCCAATTCGGCCTCGGCAAGGTCTTCCACGCCGGCTTGCGCGGCGTGCCCGTCATCGGCAAGTCGTTTTCGGCTAGTTAGTGGCGCGATGGGGGCGTGGTCCCGGTCTGGCTCCTGTTCTATCACGATCTCCTCGGGATCGTGATCTTGCTGTGCCTATCGTACTGGGCGATCACGCAACGCGACCGCGTCAACAAACGCTTCTCTGACATGCGCGCCGAACTGGACGAGGCCGAGGACAGGCTCGGACAGGTGCGCGAAGAAAACTCGAAGCTGCGCCAGCAGAACGGCCGGCTCAAGACCGAGCACCGGGCGCTGTCAGAGAGGCTGCGCGGGCAAACGGTGACACAGGCTGAATTGGACATGCTGGAAAAGTTCAAACGCGACGGCCTGGCTCGGCCTGGCCTGGCCAGCCAAATCACAATCACTGCGCAGGGCGATGTCACCATCGGCGGCGACGTGGCCGGACGCGATCAGATGAGCGCAGGACAAGAAGCCGATGGCTGAGCAATTCATCGCCGGCCTGGCAACGGCAATGGTCCTGGTATTGCTGGGCTCTTTTTACATCGACTGGAAGCGGGCGGCGCAGGTGGCGGTAATGCGCTTCCTGGTGTGGCAACTGCATCTGGCAGCCGAAGTCTGGTACCTGGCGCACACGCTGAAGCTGGTGGATTGGGTCGAGTACAACCACGAGATCGACCGCGTCCAGCGCTACAAGCTGCGCTGGCAACTGTGGCTGATCGACCACAAGGACGACTGATGACGGCGCCGCTGAAACCCAAGACTGGCCCGCTCCATCCCGGCGCCCTGAGTGACCACGAGCGCCGCGCTCTGGTCGAAGAAGGCATGCGCAAAGGATCACTCATCCAGCGCGGGATAATCTCCGGCCTGGCCCTGGCTCTGCAAATCTATCACGCGCACCGGGACAACCCGCTTCTGTTTCTGGAAGACGAGCTCAAGCGGCAGGTGAAATTATGACTGACCGTGATTGCGCCTTCAAGCAGCCGATCCTGGCCTGGCTCATCTGCGCGCCGATCGTGGCGGCGTATGTGCTCTGGGTCATCTCGAAGGCGCGTGGCAACAACGTACCAGCGCCATAGAGCGCGGTCGGATATAGCGCAAGGAGTCTCACATGGCCGGAATGACGAACCGAGGCAAGTACAACATTCTCAACCAGCGCTACCGCGCCGCCACCCCGCCGACGAACTTCTACGTCTTCCTGGCGACGTCGGCGGCCGCGCCGGGCCCGGACACCAACACCAAGTCCGAGATGACGGAGATCGCCGCCGGCAACGGCTACACCGCTGGCGGCATCAGCCTGAACCGCAACAGCACCGACTTCGACGTCCTGACGGAAGACGACACCAACGACCGGTCCCTGATCCAGATCAAGGACTTGGTGTGGACGGCGGCGGCCGGCCCGATCCCCGCGTCCGGAAACGGAGCCCGCTATGCGCTTATGAGCGACGACAACGTCACGCTCGGAAGCCGCGAGATCGAGACCTATTGGGACCTGGTGGCCGACCGCAGCGTGAGCGTTGGCCAAACTCTGACGCTGCAAAACTGCGAAATTCGCTTCACTGAGTAGCACAAGGGAGACGCACATGCTTGACCTATTCGCCATCGCCAAGCAGGTGGAGCCGACGCAAGAGGGCTATGACCTGCGCTTTGAAGTCGATCCCGACGTGCTCTATCCGGCCGCGCTGGAGCACGTCGTGGCCGCCCTCGGCCGACAGCGCCCGGCCGAGCCGTTGGGCCAGCTTTGGGATGCCGGCCAGGCCCTCAAACCTGTCCTGGCTGATGTCCTGACATGGACCAAGACGCCGCGCGATCAGTTCCAAGGCGCCGATGATGCCGCCATGATCGCGGCCCGCGCGCGGCTTATCGAAATCGCGCGGCTGTGGTTCACAGAGCTGTTGCACCAGGCCGTCGGCGGCGCGCCGATGAACGTGCGCATCCTGAAGGGCAGCGGGCACTGGCGCCTGTAACCCGCGCCCGACACTCCCCGTATATAGGTGGCCAGCGCCGACCAGGAGAGAAGATCATGCCCATCAACTACACCCAGCTCGCCAGCGAGATCAACAACGACAAGGTCCGCGACGGCACCGACGGCGAGAACGCCATCACGGTGCGCCGCACCGACATCTCCGCCGCCGATGTGCTGGAGGCCATCGACGTGCGCGACTTCGACACCACGGCGCCCGGCGGGAACTTCTCCCTGTCTTGGTTTGAGAGCGTGACGCAACTGCGCTCACTGCAACTGATTGACGAGGCCGGGGCCAACACGCGCATCTTGGGCAACTTGCGGCGCATCTTGCTAAACCCTGGCACGCAGGGCAGCCGCGCCCGCCTGGATGCCCTGGCCAACCGCTTTGGCAGCCGCGCCGAGCAGCTTTTCGGCTCCGGCACCATCATCACGCCTGAAGACGTGGCGCTGGCGCTGCGCCCGCCGCCTCCGCAGGCCGCCAGGGTCTAAGCCATGAGCACGATCAAGCTCGAAGCAGGGACCATCCAAACCCTGCTGGACACCGAACTCAACTCGCTGGCGAACAACGACGCGGCGCTTGATAGCGCGGAGTATGACAACGCCACGAACCTGTACGAGTTCGCCGCATTCGAGCTGTATGTCGACTTCGTCAGCGCCCCCACGGCTGGGCCAACGATTGAACTGTACATGATCCCGTCCCTGGACGGCACCAACTACGGAGACGGCGACGGGACGCCGCTGGCACAGATCAACACATTCGTCGGCGCCTTCGACGTCCGCGCAACGACGGCGGCAATGCGGCTCAACCTGGCCATCCCCAGCGCTATGGGTGCACCCAATCTCGCGCCGCTTTTGCCCGTGAAATATAAGGCGCTGATCTATAACAAGTCGGGCCAGGCGTTCCCGGCCAGCGGCTCGACGCTAAAAATGCTTCCGTATCGGCGCCAGGTGGTGTGAGTGACCATCGTCCTTGACGGCAGCTCGCAGTACATCAGCCTGGGGAATGGCGTCAACGTCTATTCCGCCCGGCCGTACACCTACGCCGCGCTGGTGAACTGCGACTTGATCCGCGCTACCGGCTCGTGGAACGCGCTCTATTGCCAGGGCGACTATTCCAACAGTGGCTGGGGCGTGGAGATCGAAGCCGCTACGGCGGCCAACCGCAACCTATACCACACCTGGACCGGCGCCGGCGGCCTGCACGAGAACTACTCGACCTGGACGATCCCGGCCGCGAGCGGCTGGTGGCTGTTCATGGTCGTGCATCGCGACACGGGCGGCGGTTCTGCGGTTGACTTCTACGGCTACCGCTATGCCACCCGCGCGCTGTCGCAGGGCACGGCCGGCGGCGGCGGGTCGGCCGACGAAGACCCGCTTGCGCCCGGCGGCTCCGACCCAACCGAGATCGGCGCTTTCAACGACGGCGGGGTTATCGACCACTTCCGCGGTCAGCTCGGGTGGACCGCGATCTTTGCCGGCGACCTGGGCGAAGCCGGCGCGGCCAACCCCAAGGCGCTGTGGGAACTGATCCGGTACGGCCCGTGGCGCATGCGCAGCCCAAACCTGCGCCTGTTCGTGCCGCACTCCATCGGCATGGCGGCCAAGGACCTGAGCGGCTACAACGCCCAGGGGACTCTCGTGGCGACGCCATCCTGGTACCCGCCGGCGCTGACGGAAGCGCCGCCGAACACGGCCCGCTTCTGGCCGCTGTGGGAGGTCGCCCCTGCCGCAACTGGCGGCGACGTTGCCGTCACTCCGGCCCCGGCCACAGCCGCCGCCGCTACCGTTGCCCCGGTGGTTGTCAACGTCGTCACTATCTCGCCGGCGGCAGTGGCAGTCGTGGCCGTCACTGTCGCGCCGACAATCGTCAACAATGTCACCGTTGCGCCCGTGGCGGCCAGCGCAGCCGCGGCGACTGTTTCCCCGACTATCGTTGCCGGCTCACTCGCGATTGCGCCAGACCCCGCCTCTGCAGCGGCCGTCACCGTTGTGCCCATAGTCATCCAGGGCGCGCTGGCCATCACTCCAGCGGCTGCGACTGCCACCGCCGCCACGGCAGACCCGACCGTTGTCGCGGGCTCATTGGTGATCGCGCCTGCCGTCGTGAGCGCGGCGGCGGCCGTGGTTGCCCCGACGGTCATCCTGGGGGCGGTTTCCGTCACCCCCGCCGCGGCGGCGGTTGCCGTGGCGGTGATAGCGCCCACGGTCGTATCTGGGTCTATCACCCTGGCGCCTGCCGCTGCCAGCGCTACCGCCGCTACCGTTGACCCAACCACTGTGGCCGGGTCCCTTGTCTTGTCGCCGCCGACCGCAAGCGCAGCGGCGTCTGCCATTGCGCCCACGGTCGAAAACAACGTCACGGTGACGCCTGACCCGGCGGCGGCCGTGGCCGCAACCGTCGACCCGACAGTGGACGCCGGCGGCAGTGTCACAGTCTCGCCCGGCCCAGCCACGGCCGCCGCTGTCACGACCGGCCCGACTGTCGTCGCCGGGTCGGTTGCGGTTGCCCCGGACCCCGCCAGCGTAGCGGCGGCAACGGTGGCGCCAACAACCATAGCAGGCTCGCTCTTGATGGCGCCAGACCCGGTGACGGCCACTGTCTCCGCCGTCGCGCCGGTGGTCATCAATGTCGTCAGCGTGGCGCCAAGCCCAGCAAGCGCGGCCGCCGCCACAGTGGCCCCGGTCGTCGTGAACAACATCTCCGTGGCCCCGGACGCCGTCAGTGCCGTCGCAGGATCCGCTGCGCCCGCAGTTATCAACGCCGTCACTCTGACGCCAAGTTCTGCCAGCGCGGCTGCGGCGGCCGCCGCACCGGCCGTGGTCAACACCGTCACAGTCACACCGGCGGCTGTGTGGGCGGCCGTACAGACCGTTGACCCGGTCGCCATCCAGGGAAGCCTGCTGCTGACGCCGGCGGCCGTCAGCGTCGCCGTCATCGCGGATGGCGTGACGGTCGTCATCGTCTCCCCAATCACGGCCACGCCCGTATCTGGGGAGATAACTGAGATCGGGGTGACGGCAACGATCTATGAGCTTGGCGCGGCCGCCACCATGACCGAGCGTGGCCCGTCGGCCAGCGGCATCACCGAGCGTGGCCCGTCGGCAGGCATTGCCGAGCACGGGGTCGCAGCCAGCATCACCGAGCGCGGCCTGGCCTCGGGCGACGTTGCCGAGATCGGCGCGGCCGCCAGTGACGTGACCGAGCGCGGCGCCGCCGCAGACATCCACCAGCTTTGAGAGGCGCCATGACTGTTCAGATTATCGACAACCTGATCGCCAACCTGACCATGCAACGGGGCGATACCCCGACCTGGCGCATCCCGATCTTTGAGTCCGTGGACAGCGTGCCAACGGCGACCCCGTTCAATCTGACCGGCTACAAGATTTGGATGACAGCCAAACGCGAGTTGGCGGACAGTGACGCGCAGGCGGTTTTCCAGATCACATCCGACGCCGGCCAGATCGTGTTGGTCGGCCCGGCCACCGATGGCCTGATCGACGTCACGCCGCTCCCAGCTTCGACACTCGCTCTCACCGCCGACACGACGCTCAAGTACGACATCCAGATCGCCAACGCCACCGGGACGCGCGTCTACACCGTCCGCAAAGGCGAGCTGCTGGTCGAACTGGAATCAACGCAGGTGTACTCGTGAGCGGCAGGGTAATTGACCTTGGGCCATACCTGGAGGAAGCCGCGCGCATGCTGATCGGCGAAATTCCGTTCAACCTGGGCTACCTGAACGAGCTTATCCCGGTGGGCGTCACCGTGAACATGGTCTGCGGGAAATGCAGGGCGCTGCTGCTGGCCTACACCTGCCCAGACTGCCAGCTTGTACCGCGCGCAGACTGCCAGATGTGCGCCGGCGCCGGCGTCTGGTTCGAGTGCCCGAGTTGTGAGCGGAGTAGATGACGGTATGGCGCGCAGGCGAGCGACTGGCAAGGATACCGCGCCTGATAAGCGAGAGGGCGCCCTGACAGACAAACAAAGGGCGTTTGTCGAGCATTACCTGGCGACGTGGAACGCCACCGAGGCCGCCAAGCGCGCCGGTTACTCGGCCAAGACTGCACAGGAACAGGGATCACAACTCTTATCAAAACTTATTGTCCAGCAACTTGTTGAGAAGCGCATCGCCGAACTGAAGATGACGTCCGACGAAGTGCTTCTCAGGCTGGCTGATCAGGCGCGCTCCGACATGAGCGACTTCATCAACTCCCACGGAGAAGTTGACGTCAAAGCCGCGCGTCGGAATAAGAAATTGCACCTGGTGAAGAGGTACAGCCTGACAGACAAAGGTGTTTCGGTTGAACTACACGACGCGCAGGCAGCCCTGGTCCAGATCGGGCGGATACTCGCGCTCTTTGCCGACCGCGTGGAACAGATCGACTTGACCAAGCTGTCGACCGACCAGTTAGAGCGCATTGCCAAAGGCGAGAATGTTTACAGGGTCCTTGCAACTTCGGGTGCAGGCGGAACTGGAACGCCGTCGCCGAACCCAGACAAATCCGAATAAGCCAGCCCAACGGCTGACCTTCCTGGCCTGGTGCCTGAAGCATCGGCGCTTCTTGGCGCCGGACGTGCCATTCGATTTCGACGCGCGCCCGTTTCAGCGCGCCCTCTACGAAGATGAGCACCGCGAAGTCGTCATAGAGAAGTGCGCGCAGGTGGGCGTGTCGGAGATGATGGTCTCTTGGGTGCTGTACCACGTAGACAGCGGCAACACGGCGCTTTACCTGTTGCCGACCGACGGCGACGTCTCGGACTTCAGCTCGCACCGCTTCGGCCTGGCCTTCGATGCGTCCGAGTATCTGGCAGGGCGCGTCATCGGCCACCACCAGCGCGGCGCCGACAAGGTCACGCTCAAGCGCATTGGCAACGCCTTCCTGTATCTGCGCGGCGCCAAGGTCGGGCCCGGCGGCCGTGCGCCACAACTCAAATCGGTCCCGGCCGACGTCCTGGTGCTGGACGAATACGACGAAATGGACCCCAAGGCCGAAGCCCTGTCCCGCAAGCGCCTGGGTGCGTCCGACGTGGCGCAGGTCCGCATCGCATCCACGCCGACCTACGCGACGACCGGCATCCACCCGCTGTACCTGGCATCGGACCAGCGGCGCTGGCACATCCCGTGCCCCCACTGTGGGGAACGCAACGCGCCCGGCCTCGGACATCTGGTGACGGAGTGGGATGACCTTGAGCGGCCCGTGCGCTGGAACACGCTGGCCGGACGCGGCGCCGGAAACGCGGACGCCCCCAGTGAGATCGCGCTGCTCTGCCAGAAGTGCCAGCGGCCATTGGACCGGGGCGCGACTGGCGAGTGGGTGGCGGCCTATCCGTCCCGTGACGTGCACGGCTACCACCTGTCGGCCCTGTTCGTGGCGCAGCGACCGCTGTCCGAGATCATCGCCGGTCTGACTGAGACCGACGAAAGCAAGCGCAAGGAGACCTATAACCAGGCTCTGGGCCTGCCTTACAGGACGCGCGGCGCGACATCGCTCACGGACGACGTGCTGGATGCCTGCCGGCGCGAGTACGGCATGGGTCCGCGCAAGGGCGGCGCGTTCGTCGGGATCGACGTCGGGCGCGTGCTGCACGTGGTCATCCGTGGCCCGGACTGGGGCCTGCGCGCCGCCTTCGAGCATGCCGACTTCGACGCCGAGCTGCGCTCCAGGCTGATCGAATACGGGGCGTTGGCCTGCGTCATCGACGCCAACCCCGAGACGCGCGCTGCCCGCAACTTTCAGGCCAGCTTCCCCAAGGGCTTCGTGTGGCTGGCCTACTACATTCAGGGCCGGGCGTCGTCCCAGGTAGCTGCGCTGGACTTCGAGCGTTGGGACAGCAGCGGCCTATGGGTGGGCAACGTCAAGGCCGACCGGACGCGGACGCTGGACACGACGCGCGGCCTGTTTGCGAAGGGCGCGAAGGGCGAGCGCGGCGGCGCGACGCTGCCGGCCAACGCGCGCTCTATCCCGGACTATTACGACCATCTGAAGGCCTTAGAGCGGACCATCGCCAAGGACGCGCAGGGGAACAGCATCGCCGTGTACACGCAGACCGGGCCAGACCACTACGCCCATGCTGAGAACTACTGCTACATGGCGGCGGCCTTCTGGCTCGAAGCCGCTGAAAACCGGGCCGAAGTGGTTCACGATCCGGTCCAGATCGGACGCTACTAGAGGACTAATGCCATGAACACCTATCGCACACCCTTCGGAACCTGGGGCATTAACGTCCTCAACCTGTTCCTGATCGAGCCCTGGGGCGGCCTTAAGCCGGCGCGCAAGCGCAACTCGGACGGCAAGTGGTTCCTGGCACTCTTCTGGGGCCTGTGGGTCCGCATCCCTGCGCAGTCCCGAGGCTGAGTCACAAATGAGCACAACTATTAAAACCAACATCGGCAACTGCGCCCGCTGTGGGAGCGATCACGACGGGCTCGAATTCACTCCGTTCGCGCGTCCGGTCGTGCTTGCCCGGTCGGCCGGGATCGCGGCAGTGACGCATTGGGCGCTGTGCCCGGTCACTGGCGAGCCGATCATGCTGCATATCGTCTCGGACGAAGTGCCGCTACAGATGAGCCTTGAAGGCGTCCTGGATGCCGCCTACGCCAACGAAACCAACGTCCAGATTTCCTGTTTCTTCGACGACGGCTGGACGATCAAGCTCGGCGATCGCATCAACGGTTTCACGGCAACGGCTTACGCGCAAGACGCCAGCCAACTGGCGGCGGCTCTGGATGGCCTGATCCGCGAGCACGAGCCCGTCCCGCTCGAAAACAACACTGAGTATGCGCGCTTGAAAGCCATCGCTGACCGATGGCGCCAGAAGGGAGTCTGAACCATGTACGAACCTATCGAGCGGCTGCGCAACAACTTCACCTACCACGCACCGAAAGACGGTCAGCCGGCGCGGTATGAAGCGATCCGGCACGAAGGTGCCAAGCTGGCCGAGACGCTGAGCAAACTCTGCCCGCCCAGCCGGGAGCTATCCCTGGCCCTGACAAATCTCGAACAGGCCATCATGTGGGCGAACGCGGCCATCGCCAGAAACGAGTAACTCCATGCCGACCTTCCGCGAGCAAATCGCCAACCTGATCGGCGGAGACGCCCGCCAGCGCGAGATCGGCCGCTTCCAGGCCGAGGCCCGCGAAGCCGTTCAGGCGCTGGTCGAGACGCGCCGGTACGTCATGTCGCCAGAGAGCATGCTGCGCTCGCTCGGCGAGATGGATAACCGGCTGATCGACCTGTTGCTGTCGCAGCGTGGGCAGATGCGCCTGATCCCGACCGCCGACCGGATGCAACAGTGGAGTGAAAACGACCGGCTGGCGGCCGTCGCGGACAGCCGCTGGATGTACCACTATGACGTGATGGTCTGGCGCGCCGTCCAGATGTGGACCGACTTCGGTTTCGGACAGAACGTCATCGTGGAACCGGCCGACGAAGCGCTGGCCAAAGTGTGGGAAGAATTCTGGAAGGCGCGGCGCAACCGCTCCGTCATCGGGCAGCGCAAAATCCACACGCTGTCCAATGCGCTGCTGACCGACGGCGAGTATTTCTTGATCTTCTACGTCTCGACACTGGACGGGACGTGCACGATCCGCCGGCTATCGACCGACCGCATCCTGGAGATCAAGACCGATCACGACGACCCGGATGTCAAGCTGTTCTACGTCCAGAACACGGCCACCGGTCAGGTGTGGTACCCAGACTGGCAGGCAAGCGCTGAACAACTTGACGCCTACCTGGCGGCTAACCCGCTGCCAGACGGCGCCAAGCGCGCTGATGAAATCCGTGAAAACACGCACGTCGTCGCCATGCACGTGGCTCTGGACGACGACGGCGGCCGTGGCTGGCCGCAACTGCGCCGGGCTCTGGACTGGGCCCGCGCCTACAAGGATTTTTTGCAGAACCGCGCCAGCGTCGCCGCGGCCGTCGCTATGTACGTTGACCGGCTCAAAGTCAAGGGAGGCCAGCGGGCAGTCGACAACGTGATCGACCGCCTACAATCGCACTTTGCCCGGTCAACGGAGGCTGGCATTGACCGCAACCCGACGCCGCCGGCGGGATCGACCTGGGTCGAAAACGAAGCCATCGCCCGCGAGCGTATGCCGCTGACCACGGGCGCCGGCGACGCCCAGGTGGACGGCATGACCATTGCCGGCCAGTTTGCCAGCGGCGCCGGCATCCCGCTCCACTACCTGAACCGCTCGGACGCCATGCAGAACCGCGCCATCGCGCAGGAAAGCGGGCGGCCGTGGTACGAGCAAATCCAGCGGTATCAGTCCTTCTGGGTGGACGTGCTGTCCGACATCGTGGAAGTGGTCGGGCGAATGGCCGTGACCTACGGCAACAACAAGACGATCACGGACTACGCGGTCGAAGTGACGCTCGACAGCCCATCCGACAACGACATCGCCGAGATCGTCTCCGCCCTGGCGGCGATCGCGGACGCGGCCTCCAGCGGGGTACTGGACGCCGAAGTCGGAAACCGGGCTGTGGAAGAGCTGACGCGCCTGGCGCTGTCGGCACTGGGCGTGCGCGACGCCGACAGCCTGCTGCACCCGGACGGCGAAACGGATCCGGGCGACGGGATGGATGACGACACCGACGCGATGGATGCCGCCATTGAAAACCTGCGCGTCGGTAAGACGACGCCGGAGCGGTTCATCGAGTTCGTCAAGGCCGAGCTGACAAGCCGCAATGACCATCACGCTCACTGAAGCACTCGCGCGCCGGAAGCGCCCGACGTCGGGCGGCTATGAGTCGGCCATCGGGTCGGCTATCCGCGCCCTGTGGACTGGCGTCGTCGACGCCGGCCAGTTCTCGGACCTACTGCTGGCCGCGATCCGGCGCTATCTCACGGCGGCGTGGGAAGCCGGCATGGCCGACGTCGGGGTAGAGCCTGACGAGATCACCGAAGATGAGCGCGCCGAGCTTGAGCGCCTGATCATGACTGAGTTCGGCTATGTCGCCAAGCTGACCGCCGACATCGAAGTCAATAACAAGGACGCCGGCGGCGAACTGGCGCCCTTGCTGGCACGGGCCGGAATGTGGGCGACCCGGTACACCGAGGTCAGGAACATGGCCCGGACCATGGCCGGTTCAGAGCAACGCCTGGAATGGGTGTGGACGCCGCGCAAAGAACACTGCCCGGACTGCCGGCGCTTGAACGGCACGGTCAAGCGGGCTTCGACGTGGGCGCTGGCCAGGGCGCGCGGCCTGTACCCGCAAAGCCGCGCCCTGGATTGCCACGGCTACCACTGCGGCTGCGAGTTGAAGCCGACCAAAAAGCCGCTCACGCCCGGCCCGCTGCCCAAGATCAAGAGGGAGATATGAGCAACCTGTCAGTCTCAGCGCTCTGTACACACTGCCAGGCCACGGTCAGGGTCGGCCCCGACGACTTCCAGGAGCGCCCGGTCGAAGGGCATACTGGCGTGGTTCTGCTCGGGATCGTTTGCCCGCGCTGTCAGGCCTTCACGCCGTCCTGCTACGACAGCGTGGACCTGAAGCGGATGCGCCAACAGGCCGAGAGGGCTCCGCAGGCCAGAACGCGGCAGATGCTGTTGCGGACCTATCAGGTGCAATTCAAGCGGCTGCAAGTGGCCATGAGCGTCACCGCGCAGAAGGCGGCTTGATATGGACTACAGTCGCCAGAGTGATGTCAATTGGGGCGCCTTCACCGATGCCCTGCGCGAAGCGGCGGCGTTTGCGGCGATGACCTTGCGAGAGTTTGGCGAGACCGTCGCGCAGTGGTCTGCCAGCGTTGCGTCTGAGTGGCGCGCGTTTATCCGCGAGCAGACGCCGGACGACGTGCCCGAGATCGCCCTGCGCGAGTATGCGCTCCGCCTGAACAGGCGCCGCCGCTGGCGCAAGGTCAATTGGCGGCGGCTGAACCGGAATGAGAGAGCCGCCGCCTATTGGGACTGGTACAGCCGGCGCGGGATGGTGACACCGTGGCACACCACAACCACTTCTACAACGCGGAAGACAGCCTGAAAGGCGTGACGATTACAGTCGAAGTCATCGTCGTCAACCTGTGGCGCGTCCGGCTGCGACTGTGGATCGCTACACGCCTGATCAGGCTGGCGGCCTGGGTGGGCGGGTATAACCTAGTGCTCAATCAGCGCGTCGGCGTGATCGTCACCGAGCAGCCGGGGCAGGAGATGGTCAGGCGCCATGAGTGAGCAGCCAGCCGCGCCGGCGCCACAAGGGCGGCCCAGCGGCAACTTGGCCGCTGCCCAGGCCCGCTACCGGGCGATGGGCCTGAGCACCCGGCAGGCCAAACTGTTAGCCCGGATAGACCACTTGCGCGAGAGTGGCGTTCGCGCTATGATTTTGGTCAACCCGGATGGATTGACGTGGCAGTTCTGGCGCGTCACCCCGGACGGCATGGCGGCAGAGTAGACCGCCACCCCCGCATACTGGGGGCCACCGGCGCTTTCCGCGCCCAACCCTATAGTTCGCGCTACTGGCGCGCCGCTCCCTGATCGGGACGCGGCGCGCCTTTTTTGTTTAAGTCTTTGGAGACGGCATGGCCGACATCACCAAGACCATCGGCGGTAAGACCTTCAAGCGCTCGGATTTCCTGGTCTCCGAAGACCCGGAGAAGCCGGACACCTGGCACCTGCCCGTGCGCCGCGATGGCAAGGCCGATCGCAAGCTCGCCGCGGCCGCCAAGGCCGCGCTCACCAAGAACTTCCGGGGCAGCAAGTACGCTGGGCCGGATCAGGCCGGCGCCCTGAAGAAACTCAAGGCGCTGTACAAGGCCGAGGGATGGGATTGGGGCGAGCTGCACGCGCTCCAAAGCGACCCTGAGTTCCAGGAAATCCTGGTCGAATACTACGACGTCCCCAGCGACTACGTCTACGTGCCCTGGGGAGCGCGCTCGTTCGCGGACATCGACGCGATGGAAGACGCGCAGGAGTCGGCCAACGAAGTCCGCCGGCGCACGTCGCAGTACACACGCCTGGTGGAGCGCATCATCGAAGACCCCGTCGTCTCCCCCAAACTGCCCGCGATCAAGAAGCTGTCCGACGAGTTCATGACCGTCATCGGCAAAGCGCTCGGGGAAGTCACCGATGCCGCTGACGACCTGGACGGCGCCAGTGATGAGCCAGAGATGGAAGCCGGGGAAGCGGTCGTTCAGGAACTGGCAGAGAGCGAAGCGGGCTCGGCGCTGCGCCTGGTGGAAGCCACGGCCGCCGAAGCCCCATCACCGCTGGTGATGGAGATCGCCATCATCCAGCCCGGCTTCGGCAACCAGAAGGACAACCACTACTACCCCCAGGAAGTCCTGGCCCGCGACGCGAAGGTTTTTGTCGGCTCGAAAATGTACGAGACCGACCATCGGCCCGAGGAGAAGTCCAACCGCACTTGGGTTTCGACGGTGGAAAGCATCACCGGTTTCACCGAAACCGGCGCGCCGATCGGCCGCGTCGTCGTGCATGACCCTGGCTTCGCCGAGCGCGCCAAAAACCTGAACGCCGCCGGCCTGCTCTCCAAACTCGAATGCTCCATCCTGGCCAACGGCCGCGCCCGCAAGGGCATGGCCGAAGGCAAGACTGCCAACGTCGTCGAAGCCATCACCGAAGCCCATTCCGTCGATTGGGTGACACGCGCCGGCGCCGGCGGCCACGCCATGCGCCTGGCCGAGACCGCCACAGGAGGCACCATGCCCGAAGAGAAGAAACCCACCGAGACCGCCGTGGCTGAAGGCCAGAAGCCGGCTGATCCCACGGCCACCCAGACCGCCGGCGCCGCGCAGACGGTCGTCATCCAGGAGAGTGCGCCGGCTGCTGCGCCAGTCGCGCCGGCCCCGCAGGTAATGGCCGAAGCCGACGTCAAGGCGGCCCTGGCCAAGACCAACCTGCCGGCGGCAGCGCAGACCAGGCTGGCGGCGCGGACCTACGCCGATGGCCAGGCGCTGCAGGAGGCCGTCGACGGCGAGATCTCGTATCTGAAGGAAATCACGGGGAGCGGGAAGCCGCTCAATTTTGAACCGCCGGCCCCGACCCCGGCGCCGAGCCTGGCCGAGACCAATAAGCGCGTCGAAGCCGTGCTCACCAAATACTGGGGCTGATCGCCCCGCTAGGAGACCATCATGCCCGAGCAAATCCTGACCGATTACGAAGTCTCCGACATCGGCGCCGAGCGTCTGTGGCCGTTCCCGTATGCGCGGCTCGAAGACGCCACGCCGACTGTCGGCAACCCGGCGGCGGTGACGTCGCTCCTGCCTGGCACGCAGGTTACTGGCGTCGTCAAGTCACTCGACGCCGGCCGCAGCCTGGCCGTGCTCGACGTCACCCGGTCCAAGATCTACAAGTTCACCGTCCGCAACGTGCTGACCTACAACGGCGGCGCCGAGAACACGTTCGGCGCCATCAACATCGGCGATCCGGTCTACTACGACGGGTCGGGCACGATGCCGGCGGGCACCTACCTGTCCACGGCGCCGGCGGACGCCGCGGCCGCCGCCAACCCGCTGTTTGGCTGGGTCGTCCCGCTGGACGAGACGGACACGGCCGCGAAGGGCGGCGCGACCGCTTCCACTCAGACCTGCGCCGTGATGAAGGCGTAAGGCGAAACCACGCCAAGAAAGGAACCCACCCCATGTACCAGGTTTCACGCCTTCTACGCGAAGTCGCCCTGACCAAGTTCGGCTTCGATGAAACCCAGCGCGCCGACATTCTGCGCGCCCGCCAGCTCCCGGCCTGGGCGGCCGCCAAGCTCGGCGAGGACGACCAGCGCCGTTTGTTCGCGCTGGCCGAGTTGGAGAACTGGCGCAGCATGGATGCGGCCACCCTCCAGGAGACCATGACGGTCGCGCACTTCACGGCCTACTTCACCGACGCCATCGACCGGCAGTTCTACCGGGACTACCAGTATCAGGCTGGGACCTGGCAGAACTACGTCTTCCCGGACACCGTGCCGGACTTCCGCGACGTCAAGCGCTTCCGCATGACCGAGCCCGAAGGCCTGCAACTGCGCGGCGAGAAGCAGTCGAAGGCGCAGGCCAACATCGCGCCGTCCGTCACCAGCTACGGCGTCGAAGAGTGGGCGCGCGACTTCGACGTCTCCTGGCGCGCGATCCTGAACGACGACCTGGGCAAGATCCGCGAGACGCCCCAGCGCATGGCCAACGCCGCGCGCCGGTCTCTGGACAGCTTCGTCTCGAACCTGTTCGACAACGCCACGACCCAGGCGGCCCTGGTGGCCTTGGGCGCGCTGTACGCCGGCACCGGGCGCCTGACCACGGCCAACCTGGCCATCGGCGTCAACGCCATGATGCAACGCACCGACGCCAAGGGCAACCGCATCACGTTCAACGCCCTGCACCTGGTCATCCCGCCCGTGCTCAAGGTCCAGGCCGCGACCGTGCTGAAGGACATTCTCAGCTACGGCGGGCCAAACTCGAACGTGATGGCCGAGTTCATCAAGTCGGTCCAGGTGGACCCGTACATCGGCTTCACCAGCCCCAACGTCCCCTGGTACCTGATCGCCGACAAGAGCGAGATCCCGGCCGTCACGCTGGCCCGGCTCACCGGCTGGCCCGGCCCGGTGGTCAGCATGCGGCGCTCGGACATCCAGCTCGTGAGCGGCGCGGCGCCGGCGGC